GTGACAAATTGATTTGCTTGAATCTCGTTAGCAACGCCATACATTACTGTCTTGTCACTGAATGTGTTCAAGTAGTATGCTAAGGTTAAAGTCATTCTGAGTTTATCAGTGTCTTCAAATGCTTCTAACAACTCCATGACATCAACGCCAGATTGTGCTGATGCTCTAAACAAGTTCTCAGTAAATGTGTTTGCGATTTTTGAATTTGATGTACGCTCAGCAAAGAATGAGAATACAATATCGTATGTTGCCGCATCGATTGATAGATTTGTTTTGTAGAAGTTGTTTAAGATGTTGACTTGATCTGCCATAAGATTCTCCAGCAGATATTTATCCGTTAGTGACAGTTGGTGCTTGATTGTTGCCAGATTGTCTACTGTTAGCTGTCTTAGTGCCTGAAGGGAATTGCGATTTGTGAATAAGTGAACCTAAACCATTAGACGATGCCTGAAGTGCGACCTGTCTTGCTTCTTGTAAAAACAGTTCTGAAACTTTCTTATTTTTTAATGTATTCGCTGCAGTTTTAGCTTTTATTGCCGCGCCTATCCAGTTGCCATCACTGATATCTTGAGCGATGCCGTCAGCCGCATCCACTAAGCCACCAGGGCCCATAATAGTAGCGTTACTACCAGGACGAGCAATAGGACTGAGTGTTGTATCATATACTTCTGACTTGCCGAAGCCCATAACTTTAGCGCCGGGATTAGTACCACTGAGCGCACCGTCTTCATAAGTTACAGTCTCGTAACGAACAGTCATACGATTCTCCATCGTGCCTGTTGCTTGTGAGTAATCATATGTATCATGCTCAAAGCGTTCGATGATAGGGTTGATTAGGGTGTAAAGACTGTAGTTGTGTTGATTGAAGCCGTAGATTTTGATTGACTTGAAGAATGCAGGCTTAGGTTGACCAACAGCACCGGCGGCTGCTGATGTACTAGGCTCGCCTAAGTAACCCCAGTTTTGTTGATTACCTAGAGCGTTCTCGTATGTGTTTCGTGTGTTGATCGTTGTCTTGTTTGCTGAAGCAGTGCCCGCATCGTTGTAGTAGTAGTTATAGAAACTATTCCACACGTGCTTGACAGCGTTCATACCATCATCGTGAAATGTGATAGAGACAGGATCATAGTTGAGTTTTGTTTGAACGTAACGCTTACGATTGTACTGATTCATCTCTGCTAGAGTAACGTTGTACTTAGGTAAGGTGATATTTTTTACTAGCAGACCAGGCAAGTGCGCTTCGGGAAAAGCGGCAGCGTTTGTGCCTAGTAATGCGTCATTGATTTCAAAGTATACATGAAACAGGAACTTCAGCTTGGGCGCATTTTGATAGCCGTTTGTTGTAAACGTCTTTGATGCGTGTTCGTAAGTTCTTAGGTTGGGTGGATTGGTTGCCCCCTCGATCACCCCGCCTAAGTACTGCTGGAAGAATCCTGCCATGTTGTATTACGGTGTTACGCCGCCGGTATCAGCGCCGGTTCCACTTACTGCTAAGCCATCAGCATAACCTCTCGAACCTATTCTACCATTTGTTTGACCATCATACTGAATAGCGTTATCGTAACGAACTGTACAACTGATTGTTACTGGTTCGTTTGTAGCATAGTTTAGAGCGTTGTAGTTTACAGCACTTAGATAGCAACCATATAGTTCCCATTTTTCTAAAATTTGAACTGAAGCACTACTACCTCCGTCTAGAATTTCAATAGACATTGTAAACTTATAATCCACGCCTGCGGCAGCACTGGCTTGTTCCTGAAAATCCATTTGTCTCTGAAGTTGATTGCCAATCGCTTCCGCTACTGAACCATCTGCTGAATCACGAACGTTAAATGTAATTGGTTCCCAAGTTGGTTTACCAGCTAGATAAATTCTACTGTTGTAAATCTCGATTGGAATTTCTGGGAATGATACGTTTGGTCGTGCGATATCTATCATTTGCTTAGTTACTTCAAGACCTCCACCAGAAACGCCTAAGTTGTAAAACATTACACGAAAGCGATATTGTAATTTTGGCATCAAAAGACCAGATTTTGCTAATCCGCCATCATCTGAACCAGGTACTGACATTGCATCTAAGATGCTTCCACCTATTAAGGGCATTTTATTTCTCCTGTTAATATTATTTATCTAAAATGAAAGACAGTTTCCACTGTCTTTCACCATTTCTATTATCCACCGATCTCGCCGGTATTCATAATACGAACTGGGATATAGATAAACTCGATAGCCTTGACTGGCTCAATAGCAATATCGATCCAGAGTTCGTTACGGTCGATACGAGCCGCTGTGTTGTTACTGTCATCACAAACAACTAGGTAGTCATAGATACCACGCTTAGCTTTAATGTCTGCGAATAAGGTAACAATAACATCCTTTACTTGACTGCGTGTTTGTGAATCGTTAGGTTCAAAGATGAACGGACGTACAGCTACTTGTAGTCTGTCACGGATGTAACATACTAGACGAGCAACGTTCGTGCGATCTAGAGCACTTTGACTGTCGTAACTGTTCTTGTTACCGTAGTTCAAGATACCAACGTTTTGGAAGTAAGCGATTGGGTTGATGAAGTTACTGTATTGAACGTCACGTAGAGCAACACGGTTCTTAGTTGTTTGGAACTCACCACTGTCTGCGTCGATATAACCGATGTTAGTCACGTTAGTGATAGCACCGCGGCGCATACCGGCTGGAGCGAACCATGGATAAGCAACTGTGTCGTTGTAAATCATTGTACGTAAGATCATGTGTGATGCTGGTACAACAACTTCACTACCTGTTAGGTCAGTTGTGATAGCACTTGGGTAGTAAACGCCCAAGTATGTGTCACGTGTTACGAAGCCGTCGTCGCCTGTGCCTGTAGCGCCCTTAGCATTAGTTGCCCATGCTGTCAACGCATTAGCATCGTTAGCTAAGCGTAGTGGTGTGTCACCAACGATGTACGCAGTGTTATTGCGATCATTGTTTAAGGTGATCATGTTAGGCTGTAGCTCAGCGTAACCAGGAGCGGCGATCAAGTTGTAGAATGTTGCTTCTTCACGTAGCTCACTACTACTGTCAACTGCTGCCTTCATTGCTTTTACTACCATAGCACGTTGTGCTTTGCGACCCATGTAAGGTGAACCGTCACTCTTGTTGCCACTTGCTGTTACCCATGCGTATTCAAATGCTGGACGGTTAGCGATGTTTGTAGGTGCTGATGAGTTGAAGTCACCTGCGTCTGGGTAAGCACTTGATGTAAAGTACTTAGTTACAAACTTCTTAACTGTGTAGCCACTACGACGAGTGTTGAACAAGATTGTACCTTGTGGATATAGAGAAGCATCAGGTGCGTCTAGATCAACATAGTTACTTGTTGTTAGACTTACGATTGATGGGATAGGATCATTGACTGGGTCGATAGCGCCGCTTGAACCCCAACGAGCGTCAGCGAATACGATGCCTTTTTCAGTTGTTTGATCTGCGTTATCAATCTTGACCCACTGTGCAATACCGTCAACTGTAGCACGACGATATAGCATTGGGTAGTTCTCTAAGTCGCCACTGTCTAGCCAAATGTCGCCATTTACTAGATCACTACCACTTGGTTGTTGCTCTGGCTCACTAGCACTTACGATTACACCGTTAGAGTAGATTGCGTTTGAACCTGTACCGTATGCGATACCGTTTGTGCCGAACTGAGCGTTTCTGTAACCGACCCATGAGCCGTTTACTTGAACCATCAAGTCAACTTGGTTAACTACACTGTGGAACCATAAGGTGCCATCAGCTGGATTCTCTACTGGCTCAGTGTCGTCTGCTGTGTACTCGAACTGTTCCCAAGCACTTAGTTGAACTGCGTACTCTGGTACTGCTACGCCACTTGCGTGTACTACGCTTGATACGCCGCCTGAACCATCTACGCCAGTTACTTTGACACCGAAGTTTGTGCCGTCGTATGTAACTGTTAGCACATCACCAACAACATAGGCTGCGCCTGCTGCAGATACACCAAATGTAGGTATAAAGCCGTTAGTTGTTAAAGTGAATGTAGCGCCTGTACCTGTACCGCCTGTTGCTAGAATACCTGCGCTACCTAAACGAACAGTAGCACTAACTGTCTGATATTCACCTTCTTTGGCACCTGGAGTTCCTGTTGATGTGCCTGTTGCCGCGTCGAAGGTATATGGCGTGAAGCCAGCAATATCTAATGGACTCGCGGCACGGATCGCTGCGGTTGTTGAATTCAAACTTGGTGAATCGTACAACATGATTACGCCGCCTTCAGTGTGCTCGATAACGATAGCACCAGTGATGCTGTCTGTGTAGCAGTCTGTGTAAGGGATATTAGCTGCCAACCATGCGTCAACGAATGTTGTAGCATCGTTTTCACTAGCTGTTGCTACACCGTTGATTGTTACAACATAAACACTTGTTGTAGCAGTTAGTTCGCTACTACCTGGTGAACTTACACGAACACCGATTTGTGAGCCGTCAACGAAGCCTGTAGGAGCACTTACTGTACCTGTGAAGGCGCTTGCGCCTGTTTGAGCACGATAGAACAACTGTAGTGGTGCGCCTTGTGCTGTGTTGTACTGAGCATACACTGTGTTTAGAGGAATACTCTTGCCGCCTGTACTGTCTAGTGCCGCGTTTACTGCTGCATCACTTGTAGCAATAGTAACTGACTTACTTGCGTAAGCGCCGGTTGTTGTACTGTACTGACCTAGAGATAGACTCATGCCACCGTTTACAGCGTTAGTCTTGACCCATACACTGCCTGTTGGGCGTGGTGTACTGTCTGTTGTTCTCCATAGTGGCTGGTTAGCGTTAGTGCCATAAGCGATTGCTGGAGCACGTTTTACGCCGCCAGTAATGCCTAGAGCTTCTAGTGTTACTGAGTCGCCGCCGATGTTGATCTCGCCGCCCGCATCTGTTACGTACATATTGATACGATTGTCAATGCGTCTTACTGTTAGGAACGGTACTCGTGCCGCGTTGATAGCAGTAATGATTGCCGCGATTGTGTTGCCGCTACTTAAACTGATTAGTGATGCGTGTTGACCACTGAATGAACTTCTGTAGCCGTTTACTGTACCAGCAGGAACATACTGTGCAGAGCCAGAGACTGTGTAAGTACCGACGCCGCCTGTGCCTGTGCCTAGAGCGGTAATGTATGTGCCACTAGCAATAGAGATAGTTGCTGTACCTGTACCAGAAGAACCTGTACCAGCGCTTGTTGTTGTGAACCGTGTACCTGGTGCTGGTTGAATTGCGAAGCCTGCTATAGGTCCATTACCTGTGCCTGATACTTGACTGCTCAACTTGTAGATACCACGGCCGCCTATACCGGTAGTAGTTGTTGATGTTACTGGTGAGTAGAACGTCAACTCTGTTGTAGCAGTGAGGCCAACTGTGATTGCGTTACTCAATGTGATTACACTACCAGCAATGTTGGTGATTGTTGTGCCAGCTGGGATGCCTGCTACCGCTGTTGTACCAGCGTTGTTTAGTGCTAGAACTAAGTCACCTACACTTAGACCTGTAACAGCGTTTAGTGTTAGCGTTGTGGCGCCTGCTGTTGCGGCTGCTGCAATCTGTAGACTACTTGTTGTCCACTTCCAGTCTTGCTGAATGATGTATGTGCCGTTGTTTACTGTACCGCCAGTTACGTAGCGACCTGCCGATAGAGGAGAAGGAGTAGTTCCAGAACCTACGAATGACGGAGAACTAGTAACAACCATCTGAACTGCCGTAACAACTGCAGCACCTGTGCCGCCTTGACTTGTCATAGCACTGAATGTTGAACTAGCAGTAGCACCTAAACTTGTCCAGTCAGTGTTGCCAACAGCACTAATAGTATATGTAATACCACTTGCTAGTGTCGTAGCCGGAATAGGGTCTGACGTGCCAGTTATTAGTGTGCCTACTGATAGTGAACCACTTGTAACGCCTGTTACTCTCATAGTTGTACCGGAGATTGTTGATGACGCTTTTGCAGTAATATCCGTGCCGTCGATATTCGTATCGTTGATATAACCTGTTACTTGCGCAACGTTTGTACTTACTAGAGCACTTTGACTCAAGTGATATGTACCTGTAGAACCTGTACCAGTGATTAGAGCATCAATGTATGTGCCTGCTGGAACGCCTGTGCCAGTGATTAGTGTGCCGATTTGTAGAGCAGTAGCACCAGCTGCAACTGATGTTACTGTTAGAACACGACCAGCAACTGTGCCACTTGTACCGTCATTGATTGTACCTGTGATTGTAGCGGTAACGCCGTTTCTAGAGATTACTAGATTACCAGCAGTAGTACCAGTTAGTGCTGGCGAAGTTACTGTTGATTGAACGACTGGCCATGCGCCTTGCCATTCAGGTGAACCGATTGCTACCCAAGCTGTTGTAGCTGGGTTTACTGATGCGTCTTGTGACTTGTACCAGTAAGTTGAGTAACTGTCTGGTGCGCCTGCTGTAGTTGTTAGAACAACAGCATAACTACCAACAACGCCTAAACTTGAACGTGGTGCGCCACTTGCGTCAATATCGTTCTCAGATGTAACGATGATTGGTGACTTGGCTGTGAAAGCGCCTGTTGAAGCGTTGAATTCAAATACGCCCCATGTACTTGAGCCAGTGTCTAACCACCATGCGCCGTTAGCAGGAGCACTGCTTGGGCGACTTGTCTTGCCTACTAGAGCGCCTAAGTCAATGTCTGCGCGGAGAGCGTAGATTAGGTTAGTGCTGCCTAGAACTGAGTAACCAGCTAGTAAGCCGTACTCGTTCAATTCGTAACCGTGGATAGGTGTACCGTTTGTTGTCTTGTAGAAGAATGGGTTACCGAAGTAAGTAACCAAATCACGCTGACTTGTGATTTGATATAGCTTGCCAGCGTTGGCTTTTGTTGTTCCAGAAGCTACGCCTGTGCCACTAGCATTGATTTTGTTTTGTGCTGTAGCTAGAATAACTAGTGGAATAGAGTTTGGCGCGGCTGGTAAGTATTGACTTTCATCAATAATCGTTACCTGGGAACCTGGAGATACTAGTGCCATTTTTTGTTTCCTTTATGTCTAAATAAATGTGTGAATCATTTCACTATTCATATTTAGCGTAAAGCTGTCAAAAATGGTCTATATCGATCTCTACTGTAGAGATTATCATAAATATCATTATGATTTTCTATGTTTACGCATATATTCGAGAGGACGGCACTCCTTACTATATTGGCAAGGGTAAGGGGAAACGAGCATGGAATAAAGGTCATTCATGCAAGCTACCAAACAATAAAAATAGAATAGTAATATTAGAAAAAAACCTAACTGAGATAGGTGCTTTTGCTATTGAGAGGCGACTAATACAATGGTGGGGCAGAAAAGACTTAGGTACAGGAATATTACGAAATCTAACTGATGGTGGTGAGGGCGCCAGTGGTTCACTAGGCTCAAGACGTTATTGGGATAGCATCGGAGATGAATGGATGAACTCTGATTCATATAAATCAGAAGAATATTCTAGGTGCTTCAATCTTGGATTATGGGATGAAGTTGAACGCCTGAGAAATCTTGGCTGGCATCTTATTACTGCGTAAAATGAATAAAGATAGACCTATTTGTAAAAAATGTCACAATAGATATAGAGCTATAGCATATACTCGTCCATCAGGGGTAAAACAATACCGAAGCCTCTGTGAACATTGTCTAAAACTAAAGAAAACAGGAAGATTATCATCGTCAAAGCCACATTGGGAAAAGAGCGGTTATAAGAAGAAGGCCGCTTGTGATATCTGCGGCTTTAGATCGGCCTACAGCAGTCAAATGACCGTGTGGCACTTGAACGGCAACCTGAACGACAGTGCTATGTTGAACTTGCGCTCTGTATGTCTCAACTGTGTCGAGGTTGTCAAGCGCAAGTATTTTACGTGGCGTCCTGGTGACCTAGAAGCTGATTGACCTTTGCGTGTAAGTCGTCAATCGTACCGTTGTTGTCGATATGATGATCGTATTTGAGACCGACTGAACTGTACTCCGAGGCGTGAATGCCTAGTTCGTCTAGCTTTCGCTTAGATACTGCCCACTTTGTGTTGCGAAGTTCGCCCTTGTTGTAAGATACGGCCGCATCATGCCAGTCGGGTAGCGGGCCTCGTGTCACACGGATTGTAGTGCCGCCGCTGTTTTTGATAGCATAGACCTCGTTTGCGAATCGGGCGTCAGTGATAACAACATCGTTCTTAGATTGTCTGAGCCGATTCTCTACTGAGGCTACCCAGATGTCCTGATGAAAGTGATTTCTAAACAACTCGGTGCCCCAGTTTTGTAGCACCCATCGTGGCGTTAGATGAGGCATGTCTAAGCGTTGTGCCCACCATGTGTCTACTTGCTCTCGCCACTCTCTTGAGGCTTTTGTTGAGCCTTCGACCATCTCTCTGTCCCAGCCAAAGATTGATGAGGCGGCGTCTTTGAGAGCTCCTGCGAATGATACTCGCTTGAAGCCGTGATGCGTACAGAGATAGTCTGCTACTGTGTCTTTACCGCTTGCGATAAAGCCTGAGATTGATATGATTCGTGGGTGTGTCATTTGATTCGTCCGATGTTCAGATGGCGAAACGCCTTCTGTAGCATCACAACTTGATTTCGGCAGTCGTCGAGAGCAATGTGACCATTGACTGTTTTATCGCCTAGAGCTTCTTTGGGCACTAAGCGATAGACTGTGCGGGCATCCATTACGTCCCAAAATTTCCATGGTAGTGGTAGTTTGTAGGAATCATAAGCATGTTCAATCATAGGATAGTCATAAGTGATGCCTTTTGACCATACTCTGCGACAGGTTCGCATCATTACCGACAGTTGAAGTAGAGCATCTCTTAGAGGGACTCGACCTTCCTCTGAAAATGCGTCCTCTTGCGCTTCTGGTGTTTGACTTGCCCACCAACGAATAGTGCCTTCGTCTGTAGTTCTACCCATTGCTTCTTGCTCGTCAATCTCAATACGAGCGTTCATGTATGGTAGATAGTGGGCTTGGGTGACCGGGTCCCATTGTGGTTCGGTGATCCAACCTTGTTGTTCAACATCAAATAGTTGTGCGCCAATGGTCAAGATAACCGAGTGATTATGCTTACCAAGTGCTTCAAGGTCTATCATCAAATCCATTTTGTTTGCCGTTTTAGTTAGTGATATGTTATTGTATCACTGTTGCGACTAGAAGTCAATAGATTTTGGTTATAGTGAGATAGGATCACAGATAACAATGTGCCCATCCTTGCGGCGTCTGATGTTTTCTATGTTAGATAGGTCAAGATTGTATCCCCCTTACTCTTGTATTTTTCTGGCCACTATACCTTTATATTGCACTACTTTTTCATTGTACCAACGACTAGGATTAATCATTGGATACAGATATTTTGTAGAATCTTTTTCAATATCAAATTTGCTACCTTGTGGGACTAGATGTTGTTTGCGTAATTTATCAAATTTTTCTGCGTTAACTACTATAGGTTCTCCTATTGTTACTTGTCCAATTGCTGTTGCTGGTCCACTGCCTGTTCTAACAATAGCGACTGTTTTACCAACATATGGTCTTAAACTATCAGTTTTTCGTGATTCGTATTTCTTTTTGCCATCAACAATTAAACTTGCATAATCTATATCGCCGTCATTTCTAACATTGATACCTATAGAGGGTACGCTTTCTCTGCCTTCCGCCACACCTTGCTGACCTTGGGCAACCGCTATATAAGCAGGGCCCCTGTCTCTATATTCTGTCATAAACTCACTGGCTCTCATTATCCCTGTACCCAAGTTAGAGGCATTGAACCATCAACATACGTTTTGAGTTCTAGTAAGAGGTCTTCGTGCATCTTAGCACCTTCGGCCTTCATTTGTGCGCCGTTGAGTGTTGTGCCGCCGCTTGGTCCTGCGATTGTCGAGAACTTTTCACGAGCTTCGCCGATCATCATCTTACATTGACCGATTGTCCAGGAATACATCCACGGTCCGATAGTAGGGTCTTGTAAGAGTGTGATTTCAGGTTTGAGGTTGTCTGTCCACAAGAGAATTTGTTCGCCTGTGCCCTTGAAGTCACGAACAAGTTTGAGTTCTTTAGTGACAGGGTTGTAGGTGTGAATAATATATCCGCCGAACATACGGGCCGCAAGTTCAATGTAGCCTGCGTAGAAGTCATAGGTTGCTAAACCGCCACTGTAGTTGTAGTTGAGCAAGTAGGTGTTTAGAATTGCCGATGAGAAAGGGTCGAATGATGTTGCGCCTGGGCCGGTTTCTAGGCCGATTGTGCGTCTGAATACTTGACGAACACGAGTGATTTCTTGCGGTAGCACATACACGCTTTTGTCTTTTTCAAGCGGTAGTAGTGAGTATGACTCTTCGTAAGCGTTAGCGCCTCGTTGTCTGTAAGTTGCTAGAGCATACTGATACGCGGCTTCATAATGTTCAGGGTCGAGTTCAATGTCGACCATGCCGCCGCCTAGACGGAGTTCGACGTTTTTGAACAGTTGTTGCTTGAGTTCTTGTAGCGTTGCCATGTAAAAATACCCTATATGTAATAGGGTATTTATCTCTTAGAGGTCGCCGTCTTGTCTGTTCTCTGAATAATGAGCGTCGAAAGAGCCACCTGGGTAGCGAGATTCTAACTTCCTGACGTTCTCGGCGATAACATCGTTAGGGTCTAGATTGAGTGCTCTACAAGCATTGATCCAGTACCACATCACATCGCCTAGTTCACGTTTCATGTGAAATACATTATCGTCTGTTAGAGGCTTGCCCTGAAAAAACATCTTTTTAGGAATCTCACAGAACTCACCCGTCTCCGCGGCGAGACCTAATGCGGCGGTTAGTAGAAGAGGTACATTGATATCAGGGCCGTGTTTATTTGCCTCTGAGTCATAACTAGCATCTAGTTCATCACAACGATTCATAAATGTTGTGAGGTCATTTGAGGGTTTAGAGGTCACTGCCTCTACGAAGTCTTGATATTTGTTTAAGTCAATCATAGTTTAGAACGCCTGTAAGATAATAATATTTTCATTGAATGCCGTTTCTTTGTTCATAATTTTCGATTGCGGCAATAATTTCAGATACTTGCTCATCGGACATAAATGTCCTTAGTTTAGGCAACGACTCTCTGACTTTTTGATACCACTCATACTGCTGTTCTTTCGTGAGAGAATCAATATATTTCTTACGTTCATTGTATTCCTGTAAGTTCATTTTGTTTCCTTGTGTCTTTTTGCGTCATTATATCCCATATAGTATCCAGCGATTAGTGCCATTAGCATACCGAATACTACCATGAATACAGTGAATACGTTTGCGATTTGCTCGTCAGTCATTACCAAGCCTGTAGAATAATCATATTCTCGTTGAAACGACCGTTAGGTTCGGTAGGAGTTGTTGTCAAGTCTTTGAAGAGTGTTCGCTTAGCTGGTTTGCCTACTTTCATAAACTCAGTTAGCATAGCAGGTTTGCGTAAGGTCTTAGTCTCCGACTTTACTTTGTCAAAGCCAAGAATAGAATTGCCCTTGACTGTGAATGATTTAGCATAATCGTCTGCTACATAGTGAGTTAGCTTGCGATTAGCGGTGTTGTAGACCCAGCACTCACTAGCGCCGTGTAGTTTAGTTGGCGAAATGCTTTCGAGATTGAGCTTGAGAGTAGTGTCCTCGAATTTCTTGAGGAACTTCAAGTTCTTGACGACTTTCTCAACAGGAACTGCCTTACGAGCACGTGGTGCTTTGCTTGCTTTCTTGACCGATGAGTAGCCGTGTAAGTCTGCTACGATTGCTTCGCAGAACTTGATAATATTTTTGAGTTGTGTCTTAGTAAAATGACCGTATGCTTCTTTTAGTTGCGCATCTTTGGTGTCAAGTGCTTCTGTAAATTCGTTGATTTTCTTTTGCCACACATCAACTAGGATTGAAATATGTTGAGGCATGATGTTGCGGTCACTTAGTTCCCGCATCACACGATTTTTAGAATCAACTTTTTGATCAAGCGTCATAAACTCGTCAAACATGCCTTCTAATTCGCCTTGTGCTTCACGAGCACGTTCTTTCATAATGTCTTGAATAGAAGGGCGATTAGAAACAGGCTTTTCTTCGGACTTGATTTCTTCTTGAGGCTTAGCTGTCGCAACAAGTAAGCGGGCGATTTCAGCATCAAGTCGTTCTTGTTCGGTAGGAGTCAAGTCTAAGCCGCGCATTGACATACGAGCAAGCCAAGCATACGTTGTTAGCACTTCGCTGTCTGCTACTCTGGCTAAATGCTTTGCTTTTGTCTTGTCCGTTTGATGAACATAGTCGACCAGCATTTCTTTGGCTTGTTTTGTGCCGTAATATTTGCTGTACCAGTTGAACGACCTGACTAAGATGCCGCGGCGCAGGTCTTCATCCGGCTGAATATAGAATACAGGCTCTTCGCCTGTGTATTTTGTCTCTGCCTGATTAGGACGTAGCTCTTTAGCGATGTGCTTATCAGTGCCGGAACTGTTATTTTTTGAAGATTTGGTTGCCATAAGGTTCTTTATAAACGATAGTTCTAGTGTATCACTGGTTTGTAAGGAAGTCAACAATTTTTGGATCAATCCATAGATAAATACTAGACTATGCCACGTTTATCGCTCTATTCGCCTACCAAAGGCAACAATTACAAGTATATTGACCGTGTGGTCAAAGAACAATTTCAAATTGGTGGCACGGATCTGCTTGTCCACAAGTATCTAGGCCCGCAAAACAACGGCGAAAGTAGCGACCTAACTCAACCACAGAATACTTCTCCTAATCCGCTTGCTATCCAAGACTTGCTGTTTATGGAAAACCGCAACCGAGTATATGAGCAAGACATTTATCGTCTGCGCGGTCACTATAATGTCCAAAACTTAGACTTTGATTTGAGTCAGTTTGGTCTATTCTTGACCAATGATGTAATTTTCATCACTGTACACTATAACGATATGATTGATTTGATCGGTCGTAAGTTGATGGTCGGCGATGTGTTTGAACTACCGCACTTGACCGACTATCATCCGCTCAATGAGGCGATTCCAGTTTCGCTACGCCGTTATTATCAGATTACAGACGCTAACTATGCTAGTGAAGGCTTCTCTCAAACTTGGTATCCTCACTTATGGCGCATCAAGTGTGAGCCGCTAGTAGATAGTCAAGAGTTTGCTAACATTCTAACAGCACCAGTAGAGAAAGACAACTACATGGGCAACTGGGATCCTCTTATTGCGTACCCCGTCGGCTATACTGTACAGTATGGCGGTAAAAATTACACACCAGTAAAGGGACCTGTTCCTGTAGGCATCGAACCTACTAACACTGAGTGGTGGCGTGTTGATGTTGCCAGTTCACTCAAAGACATTATCAGCACATACAATAAGAATCTTGAAGTCAATGATGCTATCTTAGCAGAAGCGGCTCGTATGGTGCCGAATACAGGCTTTGATAACAGTCAGTTGTACTTAGTGCCGTCTACTACTTCAGGTACACCTGACATTCCTGTTGATATTGTTACAAATCGTAGTGCTGGTCCTGCTCTTCCTATCAGAGAGGGCACCGGTACTGTTGCGCTATTCAACAGCAAGCGTTTCAAAAACGGCAGTGTCGGCATCAAAGTTGGCAGAGAAACTGCCGGTAAGTTAGCAAGTGGCAATCGTGTTGTGTTTGCTACAGGTACGCTACGTGCTGATCGTAGTGACACTGGTAGTGGTCG